ACATCCTGCAGCATCGGATGCGTTTTGCGGTTGGAGGTTTCCGCGCGCTCGATGCCGTTGAAACCGGCCATGATGAAATCGAGCGACTGACGCTTGATGATCGCGTCACGGATACGGGTCTGGAAGTCCTGGAATCGCGCCCACAGGTCGAGCTGTTTGTAACGGATATGGAAATCAAAGTTGATTTGCGCACATTCGTATTTGTTGGATTCCAGCGCCGTGAAATCGGCGGTCTTACGCTCATCATCTCCGGCGGTATCGGCGGTGCTCGCAATGGTGCCGTTGACACCCACCCCGACTTTTTCGCCTTTCAGCTCGTCGACCGGCACGATGTTGATTTTGGTCAGAAACGCGGATGACACCTGCAGGGTGTTCATCAGGGTTTGCGTGACCGACGGCTCGACGGTGAATTTCTTCGCCACGTCATCAGTGGAAACGCCGTTCAGCTCCGCAACGCGGGACATGTAGGCATTAAATTTAAAGCGGGTTTCTTTACGCATTGTTATTCCTGTTTTCTAAAAATGGGGTTTCAGGCCGGACAGCGCCCGGCGCGTTATCAGCAGTTAGTCAGCAGCTCGTCGCCCGTCCCGCCTTTCGACTTCTCGCGGCGCGGCTGGCTATGGCTTTCGGTGTTATCGAGGGCGCTTTTTAGCGAAGTAAACGCCTGCGCGCTTTCGTCTGCCTTGCGCGTCACGTCCTGCTTAAACTGCGCTAAGTTGGTCTCAAGCTCCGCGATGCGCTGGTCAGTCGCGCTGAGGTTGACCTGCACCAGTTCAGAGACTTCCGTCACAGCCTCATGCACATCAGCAAAACGCGCGTCGTCGCTGACCTGCTTGCGGCTGAAAATGGCTTTGACCTTGTCGGTCAGGCTGTTGAGCACGGTGTCGGGGACATCTTCAAATTCCAGCTCAGCCAGCGTGGCAACAGAAAACAGATCGTCAGGCTGGTCTTTTTTACCGGCGAGCGGGTTCTGCGTCGCACGGCTGCAGAATTCGAGGTATTCGGTGCCGAGGCTTGCCGGGTCATCGGTGACGGCGAGACCAATCAGGTAACACTTGCCGCTATTTGAGAAATTCGGGCGAATTTCCATGGAGGTGTAAACCTTCTGACCGGCACGCACCATACTCACCAGCTCGTCAAGCGGGGCGATTTTGCCAAACAGCGCTTTTTTGCCGTTCAGTGCAGAGTCATCGCTGATGACTTCCGCTTTGACTTCCGTCACATCGCCATAGCGCTTAAACGGGCTGTCAGGCCAGAGACTTTTGATATGTTCCAGATTGATGCGACAGCCATAGACACGCGGGTCAAAGGTGTCAGCCATGTCCTGAATGTCATCGCCGTTAATCACGCGACCATCGCAGGTGTCACCCTCGACGCCGATGCGAAACCACTTAGAAACTACTTTCTTTGCCATTGTTCAGGTGTCCTGATGTTGGGTTTTCGGTTCGGGTGTAGTGTCCCGACTCCGTACCGCATCAGCCACCGCTTGCAGAAGTGCAACCCCTGACACAACAGGGGGTTAGCGAATCCCTGCGCCAATTTGCTTAGCCTTGCCCCGTATTCACCGACACGAGGCAACCATGACAATCTCGACTGACCTCTCCCTCTTGCATGACCCGCGACGACAGGCGCGTCTGTTGTTCTGGCAGGGTTTTTCCGTGCCGCAAATCGCCGACACGCTGCAGATGAAGCGTCCGACCGTGCAGAGCTGGAAGCAGCGCGACGGATGGGAGGAAACCGCCCCGCTCAACCGTGTGGAAACCACGCTTGAGGCGCGGCTGATTCAGCTCTATGCCAAGCCTGACCTGACGGCGCATGACTTTAAGGTCGCTGATTTTTTATCGCGCCAGATGGAACGGCTGGCACGCATCAACCGCTACGGCCAGACCGGTAATGAAGTGGATTTAAATCCCAATATTGCGAGTCGCAACAAAGGCGATCGCAAAAAGCCGAAACGTAATTATTTCAGCGAGGAGGCTGTCGAAAAGCTCGAAGAGATTTTCCTCGACCAGTCGTTTGAGTATCAGCTCAACTGGCATAAGGCAGGGATTGCGCACCGTATTCGCCACATCCTCAAATCACGCCAGATTGGCGCAACGTTTTACTTTGCGCGCGAGGCACTTTTGCGCGCGCTGAAAACCGGGCAAAACCAGATATTTTTGTCAGCCAGTAAAACGCAGGCTTACGTGTTCCGTAAGTACATCATCGCCTTTGCGCGTCTGGTCGACGTTGACCTGTCGGGCGACCCGATTGTCATCGGCAACAACGGCGCAGAGCTGATTTTCCTCGGGACCAACTCAAACACCGCGCAAAGCCACAACGGCGACCTGTACGTCGATGAAATTTTCTGGATACCCAATTTCCAGCGGCTGCGCAAAGTGGCGTCGGGGATGGCGTCACAGTCGCACCTGCGCACCACCTATTTCTCGACCCCGTCCACGCTGGCGCACGGTGCTTATCCGTTCTGGTCAGGTGAGCTGTTTAACCGGGGACGCAGTAACCGCGACGAACGGGTCGACATCGATATCAGCCACAAGGCGCTCGCCGGTGGCGTGCTGTGCCCGGATGGGCAGTGGCGGCAGATTGTCACCATCGAGGATGCGCTCGCCGGGGGCTGCACCCTGTTTAACCTCGACCAGTTAAAACAGGAAAACAGCGCGGATGATTTCCGCAATCTGTTTATGTGCGAATTTGTCGACGACAAGGCGTCGGTATTCCCGTTCGAGGAGCTGCAGCGCTGCATGGTCGATGCGATGGAAGAATGGGAGGACTTCGAACAATTTGCCGACCGTCCGTTTAACTGGCGTCCGGTCTGGATTGGCTATGACCCGTCACACACCGGCGACAGCGCAGGCTGTGCGGTACTGGCTCCGCCGCTGGTTGCCGGGGGCAAGTTCCGCATTCTTGAGCGTCACCAGTGGAAAGGGATGGATTTTGCGGCGCAGGCCGAGGCCATCCGCTCGCTGACAGAAAAATACACCGTCGACTATATCGGCATCGATGCGACCGGCATCGGTCAGGGTGTTTACCAGCTCGTTCGCTCATTCTTCCCGGCGGCGCGCGCCATCCGCTACACGCCAGAAATGAAAACCGCGATGGTGCTGAAAGCAAAAGACACCATCCGACGCGGGTGTCTGGAATACGACGCCGGTGCAACCGACATCACGCACTCATTTATGGCCATTCGCAAAACCATGACCAGCAGCGGGCGCAGCTCGACCTATGAAGCGAGTCGCAGCGAGGAAGCCAGCCACGCCGATATCGCGTGGGCAACCATGCACGCCCTGTTAAACGAACCGCTTTCCGCCGGGAGCGGGATGCACTCAAACTCTATTCTGGAAATTTACTAAGATGGCAAAACCAAAATTCAAACCGACCACCACGACCGCCAGTGCGCCGCAAAAAATGGAGGCGTTCACCTTTGGCGAGCCCTCCGCCGTGATGGACAGGCGCGACATTCTCGATTATGTCGAGTGTATTCATAACGGGAAATGGTACGAGCCGCCGGTCAACTTCTCGGGGCTGGCGAAAAGCCTGCGCGCCGCCGTCCACCACAGCTCACCGATTTACGTAAAGCGTAATATTCTGGCGAGCACCTATATCCCACACCCGTTGCTGTCGCGTCAGGATTTCAGCCGCCTTGTGCTTGATTATCTGGTCTTTGCCAATGGCTATCTTGAAAAGCGCATGAGCGTCACCGGCCAGCTCATGAAGCTGGAAACATCGCCTGCGAAATACACCCGCCGGGGCGTCGATGAGGATGTTTACTGGTACGTGTCAAGCTTTTCACACCCACACGAATTTGCGCCCGGCTCGGTGTTTCACCTCCTGGAGCCGGATATTAATCAGGAGCTTTACGGGATGCCGGAATACCTGAGCGCACTTAATTCCGCCTGGCTGAATGAGTCCGCCACGCTGTTTCGTCGCAAGTATTACCAGAATGGCGCGCACGCGGGTTACATCATGTACGTGACCGACGCGGCGCAAAGCAGCACCGACGTCGAATCGCTGCGTGATGCGATGCGTAATTCAAAGGGACTCGGGAATTTCAAGAATCTGTTTTTCTACGCGCCCAACGGAAAACCGGACGGCATTAAGATCGTGCCACTGAGTGAAGTCGCCACGAAGGATGATTTTTTCAATATCAAAAAGGTGAGCGCCGCTGACCTGCTCGATGCGCACCGCGTGCCGTTCCAGTTGATGGGCGGCAAGCCCGAGAATATCGGCTCAATGGGTGATGTCGAGAAGGTGGCAAAGGTGTTTGTGCGTAACGAGTTGTCACCACTGCAGGAGCGTTTCAAAGAGGTTAACGACTGGCTCGGGATGGAGGTGATCCGCTTTAAAGATTACAGCCTCGAATCAGAATAAAACCTGCCAAAAAGCCGCCTCCGGGCGGCATCACCACCGACCGCCTCAGACGCCCCACACGCCACGCAGCACCTCGCGCACCCTTGCCACAGGCCAGCACATCAACAGCGCCGCCACGACGCCCATAGACGCGTAAAATTAAATGCTGCCACCGGTGCTGGCGCGCAATGCTTTCCCCGCCACGCCTGCCCGCTTTATGGGTCGCTTTTAATGCAGATGCATGAACCCACGGAAACCGCGCCATTGCTATCGCTAACGCATAGTGTTTCTGAACAGAGGCTGATGCGATTACATGCAGCAACTGCATGCACATGTCTTTGCTAAAGTTCAACAGGATAATGATGCGGTATGTTCTTTCGTTTTAGGGTGCTAATATTGTGGAAATTTGTCTTTTCCGGAGAATGGTATGACCTCCCCGCAAAATTATACATTCAAACCATTAGGCTCTCTGATTCTAGACCCATTGAATCCGCGCCTTCCTGAAGCAGTATCGAGAACTCCTCAAGCAATGCTTGATTACATCGCCCGTAGTACATCAATAGAAGATCTGATGAACGCGATCGCTGAAAACGATTTTTTCGCGGGTGAACCTCTCATAGTAATGCCCGAACTGAATCGAAGCGGAGCAGAAACAGGTAAATACATTGTCATTGAAGGCAACAGGCGTTTAACTGCTCTTAAGTTAATTCAAGACCCCACCCAATGCAGTAAACCCACTACAAAAATGTTGGATATTGCTCAAAACGCGGA